CGGGTCTTAAACATTTACATTTTATGCGACCCAGCGCATTCCAAAAAAAGTTCATCGGATAGAACGGCTATTGCAATCATTGGAATTGATCATGCCTTCAACAAATATCTTATTGATGGGCTGTGCCACAGGCTAAACCTTGCTGAACGTTGGCAAGTGCTTTCTAAATTCCGAAACAAATGGATTAGACAGCCCGGAGTGCGAACGGTAAAAGTCGGTTACGAGCGATACGGAAAAGATTCCGATATCGAGCATTTTAAAGAGATGATGAAAATAGAACAGAACTATTTTCCCATCGAAGAGTTAAGTTGGCCAAGAGAAGGGCCGGGTTCTAAACGGGATCGAGTTCAACGTCTTCAGCCCGACTTTGAGAACTGGCGCTTCTTCTTGGCCCCTTCTTCAGACTCCCTGACCTCAAATCAGAAAAAAGCATTTGAGCAGGGGGACGGTTCGCTCATTGTCCGCCCCATAAAGCAAAAAGATGAGAACGGCAGGCTGTACGACGTTGTCCAGAGAATGATTGATAACGAGTACAACCTATTCCCGGCGGTTCACGTTGATATGTTAGATGCCATGTCGCGCATCTATGACATTGAAGCGTCGCCGCCTCAAACCGTGTTCCAAGATGATCTGGAACCAGAAGCGATACCGGCTTATTGATATGGATTTGCTAGACAAAGACTACAAGATTGAGCAAGTAACTCCTAGCGAGTTAGCGGTTTACTTTTTGTCCAATTTTTTTGAGGGCACGGGCGAAGAAATCGAAGAAATGCCAATTGCTCAGGCGCTTACAAAACTTATTCACAACCTCGTTTACGAAACCGTTTCGATTATGAACGACGAGGAAGAACACACTGTTCACTAATGGCTACAAAAAAAGTCAAAACAAAATATCGTAAATACAGTTGGAAAGACTTATGCGACAAAGCAGAAGAGGCGGAGGAGCCTGTTCTGGCTTACGACTTCCCACAAACAAAACTTTACGAAAATCCACGAAGACCTTACGGGCCTAGAAAATGAAAGAAAAAGTTATTCAGTTTTTTAACGACAACCCACGCGCAAAGTCTGTTGCAATTTTTGCAGTCGCGGTGTTAATCCTAGTTGCAATCTTTGGATGAAAGTTTTAGTTGATGCCCACAAGGGCAGTATGATGCAAGAGGCGGCTATCGTCAGTTTAGTCAAGAACGTGGCCGACACTCTGGAAAAGCACTACCCCGGACACGCATGGGCGGTTGGCCCAAGCAATGATTATTCAATGCTTGCTATCTGGAATGAAGCGCTTTCTATGCGCTATGGAATGTGGATTCGCATCAACGATATTGATCCAGAGTACAAAAACGTAATGAGATGGGCAGGCGAGTTGCTCGAAAGGGCTAAGGTTAGTCGCGGCATGGCTAACCCTCAAGAACTTGAATCCATAAAGAGGGACTTTAGGGGCGAGGCAATATTCGATGAAGGATGATGTCCCAATTAATTTAGAAGAAGAGAAGTCCCCGTGGCTGACTCTTGCTCAAGAGGCGTATGAATCATCTACGTCTTATCTGGATGCGAATTACCGGAGGCAGTGGGACAGGAATATATCGTTATTCCAGTCCAAGCACCCAAGCGGCTCTAAGTACCATTCTTCGCAATATCAGCATCGCTCTAGGCTGTTTAGGCCAAAAACGCGATCCGCAGTTCGCACTAACGAGGCCGCAGTCACAGCGGCCTTTTTTGCGACTGAAGATGTTGTTTCTGTTTATCCGCAAAACGATTCGGATCAGGAACAAAGGGCATCTGCAACCATTCTGAAGCACTTGCTTCAGTACCGACTGACAAAGTCGATTCCTTGGTTTCAGACCTTGGTAGGCGCATATCAGGAGTCTTTGGTGTTTGGGTCGGTTGTTTCCCATCAATACTGGGATTACCGAGAAGAAAAAACGACCCGAGAGATTGAGGTCGTTGATGAGTTAGGGAATCTTGTTCTGGGTGAAAACGGCGAGCCTCTTGTAGACGAGGTAACTGAAACCAAAGTTGTTAAAGATAACCCTGTAGTGCGGTTAATTGCTTCTGAGAATTTTAGAATAGACCCCGCCGCCGATTGGTTAGACCCTGTCAATAGTTCTCCTTACGTCATTGAGATTATTCCTATGTATCTCTCCGACATATTGGAGAAAATGGATACGATTGATCCAAAGACTGGTGAGCCCAAATGGAAACGTCTCAAGATCGGACAATTGCTGGAGTCAGCGAAAAGAAGTGAGTTCGACTCTACAAGACAAACACGACAGGGTAAGCGCCAAGACCCGTTAGTTGATAAGCAGGACTTTGTCTCAGAGTACCAGACTATCTTTGTCCACAAAAACATTGTCAAAAGAAACGGCAAGGACTGGATTTATTACACGGCTGGCACTCAGTATCTTCTGTCTACTCCCAAGCCGCTTAGAGATGTCTATCCGCATTTGAGAGAAGGCGAGCGCCCGTATGTGATGGGTAGCACGGTTATCGAAGCGCATCGCACATACCCAACATCTCTTATCGAGTTGACTCAGGATTTGCAGACTGCGGCAAACGATATCGCAAACCAGAGATACGACAACGTACAACTGGTTCTTAACAAACGCTATCACATTCGCCGAAGCGCCAACATCGACATTCACTCGCTAAAGAGAAGTGTCCCCGGCGGTTCAGTGATGATGGACGATCCTATTAGTGACGTTCAGATTGTTAACACGCCAGATGTAACCGCATCGAGTTACGAAGAGCAAGATCGACTTAACGTTGATTTTGACGATATCGCGGGTAACTTCTCTCAGGGCACTGTTCAAACCAACAGGATGATGAATGAGACTGTTGGCGGCATGGAGATGCTTACGTCAAACGCCAACTCCATGATTGAGTACATGATCCGCACCTTTGCTACAACTTGGATCGAACCAGTCATCATGCAGTTGATTCGTCTTGAGCAGTACTACGAGACCGATAAGATCGTTTTACAGGTTGCAACAAATAGGGCGGAGCAACAAAACAAAGAAGAGCCCGGTTTTTATCAAAAATTTACTGGGCCAGAAATGGACGATCTACTACGACACGAAGTAACTGTCGGTGTGAATGTAGGGACAGGGGCCACTGATCCTGTTCGCAAGATTGAAAAACTGTTATTGGGTATTCGCACGATGGGCGAAATCAACCCAGACCTTATCTATGTCCTAAACCAAGAAGAGATCAGCAAAGAAGTATTTGGGGCGCTCGGATACAAAGACAGCAAACGGTTCACCACTGAGGAAGCCCAACCCAAAGTTGGCGAACTTGCCGCACAGATTGAAGAACTCAGCGGCATGGTTCAGCAACTTATGGAGCGTGGAGCCTCTAAAGAGATTGATGCACAGGCAAGAATCCTGTCCGCACAAATTAAGGGTCAATCTGATGTTCAAGCCGCTAAAGAGAAAGCGCGTGGAGACATCGTGTCTACCCAGATTGCAACGGATTCTAGAGAGCGCTCTGATATTGCTAAACAACAAGTGGCAATTATTGAGGCAAGAATCAAAGCCGAGAAAAACGATATTGCTCGCGGCGAATTGATTCTGCAAAAAGAGGCTCTTGTACACAAGATGTTGTTGGAAGAAGACGCTTCTATCGGTGTGTCTCCCGGTAACGAAGAAGGCAAACAGATGTCGGATGTTTTGATGAACGACCAGTATGGAAATGTGCCCGGCGCTGAAGGATAAAAAAATATTTAATGGATGAAACCGAGTTATTGATTGCGGAGGCCAGACTTGGCTCGCAAGCAAAAGACTTTCTGAAGTCTCCTGTTGGTCAATTCATCGCGGGCAGAGCGCTCAAGGCAAAACAAGAAGCCTTTGAAGCGTGGATGAATGTAGAGCCCCATGATGAAGAAGCCATCAGGGAACTTCAATTTCGCGCACGGCTACCTCAACTGGTTGTTCGATGGTTAGAGGAGGCTATCAACCAAGCAAAACACGCAGAAGAAACTCTCAACGAGTTTAAGGAGTAAAAATGGACGCTATCCAACAGGACGTGGACTCAGAACTTCAAGAAGAAGGTTCCAACGAGTTTTTAACGCCTCAACAGTCTGACATTGAACGCATTGCTGAAAAAGTTCAACAAGACCATATGGATGAAGGCTCGTTTAATGAGGAGCCGGAAGAATTACAACCTTCAGAGGATTACTCAAGCCCCCTAATAAAAAGGGAGGGCAAGTGGTATGCCACTGCTAAGGTAAACGGCGAATCAGTTGATGTGGACTGGGAAGATGTGCTGGCCCAGTACCAGAAAAACTCAGCCGCCGACAAACGACTTCAAGAGGCCGCAGAACGCCAGCGAGAGTTGGAAGAGTATGAGGCCAAATTGAATGCCTATAGGCGAGACCTAGAGGCACAAAAACGTCAGCCATCCGTGGACGCTGACGTAGAACAATCGCCATCTTCGGACGCGACTGATGCTCTATATGAGCAATACCACGATGCCCTCTTTCAAGGCGATGAAACTAAAGCAAGCAAATTGCTCAAGCAGATTCGTGCCGCAGAGAAACCGAAATCCCAAGAAATTGATGTTAAGAGCATCATCGAGAGGACTAAGGCAGAAATGCGGGAAGAGGAGAAAAGATCAAGAGAGCGAGGATACGAACTTCGTCGTCAGCAAGCAGTCAGTATGTTCAAGGATGAATTTCCTGACATTGCAGACGACAGTTCTCTTCTTGCTGTTGCAGATCGACGTTCTGCTGAACTGTACAAAGAGAATCCTACCCGTGACCCGTGGGACATTATGCAGGAGTGTGGCGAATATGCCCGCAACTGGATAAAGCAATACGCGGAAAAAATGGGCGGAGGATCGAGAGAGGTTGAGCGCAAGGAGCGCAAGCAGAGCATGGAGGAAGTTACACCCGTGAACGTCCGATCCTCTATTGGAGAAGACGAGATCGAGTTGACCTACTCCGACATCATATCGGAAATGCGAGAGAGTCGGGGACAACCCGCTTAATCGCTAATTTTAACTTTCTAACGTAAAGGTACGAAACAATGGCTGGACAAGTCTGGGGAACCAATACCCTCGGTGGGTATATGTACTCCCTTAACCTCTCCAAGGAATTGCGTATGTCTTTGCGTCCGATTGTTAAGTTCCGTCAGTTCGCGGATGTTAAGGACGCCGCGCATCAAGGTCTCAACAAAGGTGACACTTTCCACTGGAACGTGTACTCGACTGTTGCGGCTGGCGGTGCGGCTTTGACCGAAGGCACTGCGATTGCTGAAACGAACTTCACAATCACGCAAGGAACCATGTCCATCACGGAATATGGTAACAGCATTCCTTTCACCTCCAAACTGGACGATCTCTCTGAGCATCCGGTGAAGGAAATCATCCACAAGGTCTTGAAGGTCGATTGCGCTCAGGTGCTTGATGACCTCGTCGCTGATCAGATGGACGCAACTCCTCTGCGCGTTGCTCCTACGGGAGGCACTTCGACCGATTCGGTTACGCTTACTACAGACGGTACTGCAACCATCGTTAACACGGTTGCTCTTGGCAAGGATCACGTCAAGGCAATTGTAGATTTAATGAAGGAGCGCAACATCCCGGCTTACTCCGGCGATGACTACTACTGTTTAGCGTGGCCTACCACTTATCGCACTTTGAAAAACAATCTGGAATCGATCAATCAGTACGTCGAAACCGGTTTCCAAATGATCCGCAACGGTGAAATTGGTCGTTTTGAAGGTGTGCGTTTTGTCGAGCAGACCTACCGAGCCAAGGGTGGTTCCGCCTCTGGTATGGGCACTGCATCTGGTGTTTGGGGCCAAGGTTATTCGGATTGGGCAGTCTTCTTCGGCGCGGATACCGTTGCTGAGGCGATTGCTGTGCCCGAAGAAATTCGCGGCAAAATCCCGACTGACTATGGTCGTTCCAGAGGCATTGCGTGGTACTACCTCGGTGGTGCTGGCCTTGTTCACTCTACTGCTTCAGAAGCCCGCGTTGTTATGTGGGATTCTGCATCCTAGAGGAGGTAACAAATGGCACACTCAGCAACTGGTGTAGGCGTGAAAACGGGACTTTCTGATCAACAGAAAATCACCGCTTCTCACAAAGAACTCGGCCTCGATTCCAAAGGCAAAGACCAAAAACCTATGGGTGTTGGTTCTACGTCTAGCGCGCCTCACGGCACGAAATTGGATAGTAGTCGATAAATAAAGACGGGGGAGGGCCTAACACCGGGTTAGCGCTCTCCCCTTTCTTTTCTTGGGGGAAAAATGAAAGAGAAAGGTCTTAAAGAAAACAAGTACTGGAACAAAGAGCCAGACATTGATAAGTCTTCTATTGTTTTCCGTTCTGGAGAAAAAGCCCACATGGTGGACTGGGATGATCCAGCGGGATACAAAGAGGAAATGAACAAGTCTTACATGGCTTATTCGCTTCCCACTTCAATCATTCGGGTTACGAAGTAGGGGAATCCTATGCCAGGCGCAGAACACTCAGGCCCAGACAGGGGCGGAAATCTCAGCGGCCCGTCAGGCGGAGGCTCTGATGGCAATAAAGGGAATCCCGCTGATCGAAACAACCCCGGAGTAAGCACCGGAATTGATTCGTCAAGCGGTGCAATTGGCCCCGGCCCAAGTCTTGGCGATCCTGACAAAGGAATTGCGCGAGGTGTAGGAACTGGGCCAGTTGGTTCGCCAACAGGAGGGCATCCAGATCAAGCGGCTATCAACGCCGCTATTGCCGAGTTAAACGCAATAGACGACACGGACTATGGCGCTTACGATTCCACTCAGCAACTTGGTCAAAACCAAAAAGTCGGGGCTATTGGTCTCTCCACTCAACAACTGGGACAAAATCAAAAAGTCGGGGCAATTGGCCTTTCCACTCAGCAACTCGGACAAAACCAAACCGTTGGCGCAATTGGCTTGTCTACCCAGCAATTGGGTCAAACCGAAACCGTCGGTTATCAACAGGCTACTCATGCTCTTGATGCCATTGAAGAAGCCAATGCGACAGCAAAATCAATTGCGATGTCTAGCCAGCAACTTGGTCAAACCCAAACAGTTGGGTATCAATCCCCGTCATACGCTCAATCAGTCGTTGACGCGCAAGTAATGGACGATGACACGGTTTCGCTCGTTGATGCCGCTATCAAAGCAAATCCGCACAAAAGCAAGGCTACCCCAGTTGGAACAAATTTTTCGGGGCTAAGTTTAGATATTAGTTTTCAAGGGAATCCGCACCAAGACTTGAGTGTCATGGAAACAATGGAGGCCCGAACTAAAAACTTTATCGATGCTGTTAAAAACATCAAAAGCAGAACGATTCAAGAAAATTTAGTAAAAGAGTTTTTAGACGTTAATAAAAAGAACTTGGACCAACTTGCCCAACTATATGGGCAGACAATTGATGATGAGTTGGGGCTATTTAAGTACGCCCCGATGATCTCAATGTTAAACATGGCTCGCAGAGGAACTATGGCTCTTTTATCGAAAATGGGCCTTAGTCCCGGCATTGAAAGTCCCGCTATGCGTGACCTAATCGGGCTGGCTACGCAATTAGGCGTTATAAGCAAAGACGGCGGAAGAGAAGCCACCGATCAAGAAATGGAATATATGTGTAACAACACATCCGGCTATCGTTGGGACAGCGTTTCTAAGTCATGCGCTCCAATTCAACAAGACAGCCAGACTGGTCTTTTAAATCCATATAACGGAATGCTTGGTTGAAAATAACATATCTCCCAAAGAAAGAATGGAAGGAACTGACCAACAAAGACTTAGGAGGGAAAAGGGATAAGACTGTATGTCTTGTCAGGTACGGAGGTTTCGGAGACCTTATCCAAATAAGTTCTATATTCCCTTTGCTGAAAGAGCAAGGATTTAATGTTTGCGTGAATGTGACAGAGTATGGTGCAGACATATTTAAAAACGATCCTAATGTTGACGAACTTTTAATCCAAGAAACAGATCAAGTTCCTAACGCAGAACTTGGAGATTATTGGAAACGGTTAAAGAGGGTTTTTCCCCGCGTTGTTAATCTTAGCGGCATCATAGAGCAGAAACTTCTGTTAATTTCTAATGACCCTCTTTACCGTGCTGACAAAGAGAAGCGTCACAAAATAACAAACAAGAATTACTCAGAAGCGCTTCACAATAAAGCCAAAGTTCCTCACGTTTTCCATACAAAGTTTTACCCAAGCAATTCAGAGAAAAAATGGGTCGCCGATCAAAAGCGATCCATGCGTATTGGACTACAACATTATCTAATTGTTGTCGCGCTTTCTGGATCATCAGTTCATAAGGCATATCCATTCATGGATCATGTCATTGCTCATTATCTGGTCACTGACCCCAAAGTGCGTTTTATCTTAGTTGGTGATGAAACTAGCAAATTACTTGAAGCGGGATGGGAAAAAGAGCCAAGAGTTTTTTGTAGAAGCGGCGACTGGAGCATGAGGCAGTCGCTTGCATTTGCCCAAACCGCAGACATGGTTATCGGGCCGGAAACTGGCGTTTTAAACGCAGTCAGTTCAGAGGACTTAGCAAAGGTTGTCATGCTTAGTCATTCCACAGAAGAAAACTTAACAAAGCACTGGGTAAACACAACAGCGCTTTCAGCCGATGTTGATTGCTACCCGTGCCACAAAATGCATTACGGATTTGCCACTTGTAATAGAGACGAAGAAACAGGCGGCGCTATGTGTGCTGTAAAGATACCCCCGCAAAAGGTAGTTGAGGCGATTGATTACCACTGGAAATTAAAGAATGAATTTTCTCGAACTTTGTCAAACGGTTAGACAGGAGGTCGGGGTCTCTGGAACAGGCCCGTCTACTGTAGTTACGCAAGAGGGTCAGTTAAAGGTAATCATTGATTTTGTCGCAGAAGCAGATTATCAAATACAGACATTATGGAATGACTGGGGATTCTTGTGGTCTCAGTATTCATCAACTCTTTCTGCTGGAACAAGAGCGCCAGCCCTGCAAAAACCTACAGATTTTGCAAACTGGGATTTGCGTTCTTTTTATCTGGACTACACGTCAGATAACGCGGTTAATCTCGAACCTCTCGATTACACGCAGTGGCGATCAGATTTCAGACAGGGGACCGCAACAAACGCTACGCCTACCTATGTAATCGTGCAACCGGATGACAACGTCATTGTTGATCCTCCTCCAGACACTTCGTACACGATTACTGCCGATTATTGGCGCGTTCCAACCCGCATGACTGCAAACGCGGATATATCGCCAATTCCAGTTCATTACCATAGGATTATTGTTGCAAGAGCCAAGACCATGTGGGCAGAGCGCGAAGAAGCGCCTGAGATATTGCTTTCAGCATCTGCTGAATATGCAGACTTGTTAGACAAGTTAGAGTCTCAGTCACTGCCCGGACAGCGCGGAAGGCGTTTTGCCAGCGCGGATGAAGACATCGTCATCAGGTCTCAATAAATGGTAGACCTTTATTCCGCAATCATAAGGAATAACGCTATTCCTTCAAACAGCATGAGGGTGAAATATTTCCCTTTTGTTGGGGGAGAGATTCTTACCGATCCTGCGCTATCTCAGCCTCCGGGTAGTTTGTTATTTGGTAAAAACTACGAGGTATATCCAGAAGGCGGTTACAGAAGGATTGACGGTTACGAGCGTTACGATGGAAGAACCAAGCCGTCTGAAAGTCTTTATTGGATTATTGAGTTTGATAACGGAACAACTGCTGGCGTTGATACTGATGTCATTACAGGAGCAACATCTGGCGCGACGGCAGAACTTATTGCTGATGCGGTTGTAGAAACTGGCACATACGGCGGAAGTAATGCTGAAGGCTATATGGCAGTTGCTCTTTTATCGGGCAACTTTCAATTAGGCGAAAACATACAGATCAGTGCGTCAACGGTAGCCACCGTTAAGGCTGTGGAAAACGCTCTGGGCGCGACCACGGATGCTTTGGATTCAACTTACTCTCAAGCGTCTATTGAAAGAGCAAGATCAAAAATTGGTATTGTTCCGGGGTCAGGGGCAATTCGTGGCGTATGGGTATATAACGGACTGACATATGCATTCCGAGATAACGCTGGCGCAACAGAATGCAAAATGTACAAGTCTTCCGCTAGCGGCTGGACTGTCGTTGATCTTGGTCAATACATAAGATTCGACACGGGTAGCGTTGCTGTATCAGAGGGAGACACCTTAACTGGCGCAACGTCAGGCGCTACTGCAACAGTCAGAAGGGTTGCGATTAGAACTGGAACAGTTGGGGCTAGTGATGCAGAAGGAATATTTGTTCTTTCTGGAGTAACCGGAACATTCCAAGCCGCAGAGAATCTACAAGTAAGCGCGGTCACTGTAGCAGTGTCTACAAGCACCTTGACCACAATAACGCTTATCCCCGGAGGTCGTTACCAGTTCGTTAACTACAACTTCGGCGGATCGACAGCCACAAACAGAATGTACTTTGTTGACGGGTTTAACACCTGTATGGAGTGGGATGGAACATATTGCACTCCAATATTTACGGGTATGTCTGTAGATGCCCCAAAGCATATTGCGGCGCATAAGAACCATCTGTTTCTTGCTTTCCAAAAAGGTTCTCTTCAGCACTCATCGATTGGGGATCAATATCAATGGAGCGTAGTAACAGGAGCATCAGAAATAGGAACTGGTGCTGAGATCACTGGCTTGCAAGTACAGCCCGGAGACGCGCTTGCCGTATTCAACAGAAACAGAATCTACATTCTTTACGGAACTAGCGCATCAGACTGGAATTTAAAAACATTCTCTAATGACTCTGGAGCCAGTGAACACACTATCCAGAACCTGACAGAAACGATGTTCCTTGATGATCGAGGCGTAACGACTTTGTCAGCGGTGAATGCTTATGGTGACTTTATGATGAACTCCATAAGCAAAAAGATTCGCCCAATTATTGAAGCAAAGAAAGGCTTATCTATATCTTCTGTTCGTGTAAGAGCAAAAGGGCAATACCGTCTTTTCTTTGATGACGGAACCGGGATTTACGCAACTTTCTCTGGCAACAGTATTGCAGGATTTATTCGTGTTGATCTTGGCAAGGTTGTATATGCAATTTGTTCTGCTGAAGATTCATTCGGAGATGAAATCCTGTTTTTTGGTTCAGATGATGGATATGTCTACCAGATGGACAAAGGAACTTCTTTTGACGGAAGCGCAATCGAAGCAATGCTTCGGCTTTCGTACTATCACTTTGATTCCCCAACTCGGAATAAAAGATTCAGAAAGATTCAGTTTGAGATGCAAGGGGACTCCAGTATCTCTTTACAGTTTCAGCCGGATTATTCTTTTTCTGACCCAGATGTTCCAGAGGCAAGAACGCGAAACCTAAACATTGCGGGTAGCGGCGGTTACTGGAATATCGACAACTGGGACACATTTAACTGGAGTGGTCAAATCATTTCCACTTCCGAAGAAAATCTTGATGGAGTTGGAACAAATATGGGGATGCTAATCCTCTCAGAAGCAATTTATGAACAGCCGCATATCATTCAAGGTGTGACGGTTCATTACAGTCCACGGAGGATTCGCCGTTAATGGCTAACAGTTATTACGCACGACAAGGTTCCTATACCAAAGGAACTCTGGCAAGAGGGGACGTAGTCAAGTCAGACTTCGACGCATTGGTTACTGCGTGGGATTCTGGAGAAGTAAATATCAAACGTGCCCTAAAGTTACCGAACGAGGGTACGCCTCAGACAGATTGGGCGATTACCGCTAACGCCGCTACAAGAGCAAACAACGTAATTGGTTTTGACGCAAATGGCGATCTTGAACTTCAGACTGGCGTAGGCGCTTGGGAAGGAACTTGGACCACATCAACTGATTACCAATTGAGAGACGTTGTTGTGGATGGCGCGGCAGGAGCCAACACAGACAACCTTTATATATGTGTAGTAGCCCACACCTCTGGAACTTGGTCAACAGACCTAGCCGCTTCCAAGTGGGAGTTGATGCTAAACGTCAGCGAAGCAAGGGATTGGGCCAGAAAAACAGACGGGATTGTTGATGCCACAGACTACTCGGCTAAGGCATGGGCCATTGGCGGAACAGACGTTACAGACACGGCAAGCAGAGGCGCGGCAAAAGAATGGGCCATCGAGACATCTGGAACCGTAGACACAACTAGTTATTCTGCAAAGGAATACGCTCAGGGTACTCAGGCTTCTACTGGCGGTTCCGCAAAAGACTTCGCACAAAAGACAGATGGCGGGGTCAGTGGTGACACCTCCCTGCACTCTGCAAAAGCGTGGGCTGTTGGCGGTACAGGTGTTACGGATACTGCAAGCAAGGGGGCCGCGAAAGAATGGGCTACCGAGACAAGTGGAACCGTTGATACTTCTGATTACTCCGCTAAAGAGTACGCTATCGGAACCCAAGCATCGACTGGCGGTTCTGCAAAAGACTTCGCCCAGAAAACTGACGGCGGAGTAAGCGGCGCAACTTCTCTGCATTCCGCCAAGGCATGGGCCGTAGGTGGAACAGGGGTAACCAGCACCGCAGGAAAAGGCGCGGCCAAAGAGTGGGCGATTACCGCCGAAGATACTACCGTTGATGGAACTAATTACTCCGCTCTGCACTGGGCGGCAAAGTCTTCCGCATCAGCAAGTGCGTCATCTACAAGCGCCAGTAATGCATCCACCTCAGAATCTAACGCGGCATCAAGCGCTTCAGCGGCGGCAACATCTGCTTCAAACGCCTCCACTTCAGAGTCTAATGCGGCAACATCAGAGGCAAACGCCGCCGCCTCATATGACGCATTTGATGATCGATATCTTGGCTCAAAAAGCAGCGATCCGACTTTAGATAACGACGGCGATGCGTTACTTGATGGGGCAACTTACTGGGACACGACAAACAATTGCCTCAAGGTTTATGACACTGGAACCTCTACTTGGTATCGCACGACTCCGACATCTGCG